TAACAACTACCGTATGAAAACGAAACAAAAACACTCTACCCCTAAATTGACTATTGATAACTTTAACTTTAGCAAACACGCTATTGAGCAACTTCAAAATCGTTTCGGTATAACGATTGAAGAAATCAAAAGTGTAAAACAATACTTCAAGCGTGGTAACACAGATTGTAAACACAGAACAGTTCGTAATAAGGTTATGAACTACCCACACCAAGTTGCTTTCTACAACGAGAAATACAACTTGATATTGATGGCTGATACCATCAGCAAAGACATCTGTTCAGCATTATACTTGGACGGAAGAGAAGGATATAACTACCAAAGATAAAATATACAACCATGAAAAACGATACCCTATTTATTCCACTAACCTTCTTGAAGAAGATAAGTGATGAAAACTTAAACAAACTCCACGCTTCAGTTAATGTGGATTCTCTAAGAGAAAAAAACCCATCACTCTTGTGGTTGAGGACAAGGTCCATAGAAATAAAAGATGGGTTCTTCAGGTTATGGCTTATATCAAGTGATGAGCAGTTTGCCTGTCAGGATGTAACACATGACCAATATGTTAATATCATTGAACTGAATGAGTTGATTCAAGAAGTAGATGAGAATTTATTGTAATGGGGATTACAGTAATGGGGATTGCGATAATAATTAAAACACTTAAAAAAAAATAGATATGAAAAACTTGACTCCAGAAGAAAAAGCAAAAGAAACATCAGGTGTAATCCATTTGTTAATGTTACCTGTATGGATTTGGATTATTTACCAATCTTTATCAGCACTTATTTAGTTTGTGTCCAATAATGAAAAAATCCCCACTCACAAGGTGGGGTTTTTTATTTATAATCAGGGTTAACATCACCATTACACAAATACAAATTATCTGAATTTGCTGGTCGTTTTTTTGGTTTCATTTCTTTGTGAATTTTAGGATTCCATTTGTCCAAGAATTGTTGGTGGATATCACCATCCTTACAATCATAGCCCAGACCTCGTAGGAAGTCGTACATTGAACGATATTGTTCTTGGTTGACTCCATACAACCTGAACCAATTTTTGTCGTATGTGTCCCTTAATTCAGGTTCTTTAACATCGGATATTCTCCTCTTTAATTTTGAACATCTTTTGCAGATGTTTAATCTACCACTTTTAACATTTTTTGATTCGTAGTACTCGGTAATTGGTTTGTCTATATTACAAACTCTGCATATTTTATTTTCTTCCATAACAATAAATATCATCAAAAATAAAAAAAGTTTTGAATACTTGAAACTTTCGGTAAAACTCCCTATACTTATAGATATAAAAAAATAAAACAATTATGAGAGATACATTTGTATTAAGAACAGAATGGTATTCTTCTATTGAAGAATTATCATCACAAGAAAAGTCAGAATTATTTGACGCAATCTTTTTATATCATTTAGATAGAGAAGATGAAATAAACTTTACATCCAATTCTGCGAAACTTTGTTGGAACTTTATGAAGCCCACTATTGATTGGCACCAAAAGAAATATCAAACGGCAAAAACAAATGGTTCATTGGGTGGTGCTCCAAAGGGAAATAATAATGCTAAAAAACAACCTAAATCAACCAAAGAACAACCTAAATCAACCAAAGAACAACCCAAAAACAACCTTACTGTTACTGTAACTGATACTGTTACTGATATTGTAACTGTAAATGATATTGTAATTGCTACTGCAACTGGAACTGATATTGAAAAAGAGTTGAATGATGTTTGTAATAAATTTAATATTAAATAATATGAAAGATTTAACCAATATACCAGAACGATTCCATATTTTATTTGAATCAGATTATAATGCGGGGATTGATAGTAAGATGAACTCCCTTCAACGAAGCAACCTAAATGATTTGTTCCTTGAATATAATAAATGGAATATTCAACAAGCAATTGATAAACTAAAACCAATTACTGAAGAAGTAATAAAAGGTTTTATAGATATTGATTAACTATGTTAGGATTCAATTTAGAGGACTTATTGGACGACAGGTATGATATAGACCTCAACGAGTACTGGATTCTTACAGAGGACGATAAAGACCGAATAACGGAGATTGTAGTAACGAATGTATTAGTTCAATTATCTTTAGCTCCTGATTACTACCCAAGATACATTGAATTATTAGATAATTCAATTAAAGTGGCTGGAGAATTTGAACAATATGAAAAAGCAGAAATGTTAAATAGAATGAAAAAAAGATTTTTAGAAATAAAACCTTTATAATATTTATTATTACCGATAGATAACTATACTTATATTATAAATAAAAAGCAATGATAAAAAATCCAGTAGAAAAAAAGATTTATGATTTCATTATGTCTGATATTATGACTAATGGAAAGAATTACTCAACATTAACAAACACAGAAATGTGTTTAGCATTACAAATATCTCCATTCACAGTTAGAGATAAAGTAATAAAACTTTACAAATCAAATTATTTAGTAGCCATCACTGACCATTGGGATGAGAATAACAATTACTTCAATAGAAAACTATTAAAGGGTAATGTTATTGGATAAAACGCTAATAACTTATGTATTGCTTAACTTTTGGATTACCGAGAATTACAACGAATTAAAAAAGATTTGTAAAAAGATAACACGAGGGCAACAGTGTGATGACTTATTGCAAATGTGTGTAGAGCAGTTTTTGAAATCAAAAAGAGTCCCCGAGATTCCTGATTCTCAAAAACTGTTTTTCTTTGCTCGTATTGTTAGAAATAATTACAACTCAACGACATCACCTTATTACCATCAGTATGGTAAATTCAAGTACGATGAAATAGAAAATATTGAAATACCATATTTATCTTATGAGGAACCTATAATAAATTTAGATTGGGTTAAAGAACAAATTGAAAAAGATAAAAAGGATGGAGACTGGTATTACAGCAGATTATTTGAAATCTATATTGAGCAAGGATGTTCAGTAACAAAGACATCACAGATAACAACCATTCCAATCAATAGTGTTTCAAGAGACCTGAATAAGTATAGGAAACAATTAAACAAATTAAGAGACCAAGTATTAAAAGAATTATAGAATGAGCTGCAATTGCAAGAACAAACAATCAACTGAACCAAAACCAATAGTGGTTCAATCAAATAATGTAACCGAGATTATTGATGTACCAAATCCAGGTTATACGATAGAAGATATAATCAGAATCAAAGATTATCTTACATCATCAAATAAAACAGAGACAGAACGAAAGTTTGCTTCAGATACATTACTCAATGCGTTTGGGGATTTAATCCCCGACTATTGTGATATTGCTTGTATGAATCATATAAGAAGTAGGTTAATTTATATGGAGAAAAAGGTTCTGGATTATACGAATTTTAATAAGAATAAATAAAGTTTATGGCAAAGAAGTATTATACCCCAAAAGGATTTAACCCCAAGTCAGCAGAAAACCTTAAACCAGCAACCAAAGGTGAGGTTAGAAATAAGAATGGAAGACCAAAGAAACTCCCCAAATTGGATGAATTATTGGCAGAGGTATTAGGAGATACCGAAGAAGGTAAAACTCAAGCACAGATGATATTAGAGTCACTGGTGAAGAGAGCAAGAAGTGGTGATGTTAAAGCAGGAGCATTACTACTTGATAGAGGTTGGGGTAAGGTTAAAGAACATATTGATATTACCACCAATGAAGAATCATTAAATAAACCTTCAATACAAATTGAAATTATAACAACACGAAAAGATGCCGAAGAGTAAAAAACGAGGTGGGGAAAAAGCCCACAGAAAAAAGGTTGAAAACAGAAATAACTTAATGAAGAATATGTGGCAAAGACAGGTTAAGTTAGCCTATGAAAAACACGAGGAGTGGAAAAAAGAAAACGAGTTAAATGAAGATTCAGACAACAAGGGTATTTCAGGATTTAATATCAACGGATAAAAGAATCTGTGTGTTTCAGGGTTCATCAAGAGCATCAAAGACATACAACATTCTAATCTATTGGATATACAAATTACTCAACGAAGATGATAAGGTATTGTCCATTGTTAGAAAAACATTACCAGCCCTTAAAGGTTCAGTATTAAGAGACCTAAAAGAAATCTTAATTATGTTTGGACAATATGACCCCAACAAATGGCATTCAGTTGATGGATACTACCAGTTGGGAACCAATATGATTGAATGGTTTTCAGTTGATGATGAAACAAAGTTAAGGGGAAGGAAGCGTGATTACTTATTCATCAACGAAGCAACAGAAGTATCCTATGATGAATACATACAATTATCATTAAGAACATCAGAACGAATTGTAATTGATTTAAACCCATCATTATGGAACAGTTGGATATATGAGTTGGAAAAAGAACAAGATGTATTCTACACGATTGTAACCTACAAAGACAACCCCTTCCTTGACCAATCACTTATTGATGAGATTGAGAAACTTAAGACAAGAGACCAGAACTTATGGAAGGTATTTGGTGAAGGACAAAAAGGTGTTCCCACCAGAGTTGTATTTAATCACCAACAATTCTATTCTGAATTACCACCATCAGCCAAACTCATTGGATATGGAATTGACTTTGGATTCTCCGACCCTTGTACTCTAATCAAAGTTCATAAAGATGGGGATTCAATTTATTGTGAAGAATTATTATACTTAAGGAATGTTACCATCCCTGATTTTATTTACAAAATAAAGGACTTGGGAATCAATCTAACAGACGATTTTATATGTGATAGTGCCAACCCTCAAGCAATAGCAGAAATGTCCCGTAATGGAATAAATGCAAAGCCAGTTAAGAAGGATACAATCCTATCAGGAATAGACCAAATTAAAAGATGTAATTTCTTTGTTCACGATAACTCAAAGAATCTACAAGAAGAATTGAACTCCTATGTTTGGAAGACAAATAAAGATGGAAATAATTTGGATGAACCAGAAGATAAAAACAATCACCTTATTGACCCCATCCGTTATCTTCTTACAATGAAGGTAATGAGAAACACTGGTGTGTATGTTTATTAAAATGAACACATCAATAAAAAGATATTTACTAATATAGTTATGACTACAACACACATAGAATACCAAGGCAAGAAATACGAGGTTAAAGAACCAACAATTGAAACTTGGAAAAACATAATGGTCTTCAAGGATTTGTTAGATGAAGAAGAAATGTATGTGAAGATGATATCAGAGGTAACAGGATTATCTGTTGCTCAAATTAAAGAAGCCGATGCCCTACAAATTAGAATTGCGGGGAACAAATTGTGGAGACATCTTAACCAAGAATCAAAAGAATTACATAGACATATTGAACACAAAGGTGTTCATTATACATTGGTTGATGTTAACAAAATATCATTTGGTCAGTTTGTGGATATTGATACATTCTTAAAGAAGGATGAATCGTATAAAGTTGCTAACTTAAATGAACTTGCCGCCTATTTATATTGTGAGTCAGGAACAACCTATTCAGATTCTGATTTCACTAAAAGAATTGAAGCATTCAAAGATTTGCCAGTTAAGTATATTGAAGCAAGCATTTTTTTTTTGGTGAATTTAGCCGAGGGATTGCTACAAATTACCACACTCTATTCCAAGAGCAAGATATTATGGTCGGTGATGAGGCTGAAGATGGCTTTTATCAGTTTTACGGATGGTATGCAGCGATTTCTTTTCTCGCCGAAGACAAAGTCTGGCAAATTGACCATGTTACTTCTCTCCCCCTTGTGGCTTGTCTTAATCATCTTGCTTACATTGTGGACTTCAATAACGAAAAAGAAAAACAAATGAAACAAAAATAGATGACTGGTCAAACAATCAACTTCAAGACATTAGC